TCCTGCAGGTTTTGATGTAGTTTTATCCTTTGGTAATTTACCACCATTTGCTTTTTTAGCTTTATTGATTTCGGCAGATGAAGGTATATCATGAATAGTCGGGTCCATTTTACCAACAACATAGATATTACCTGATTTTTTATTCTTAACTACATCATCTTCATTTATATATGAAAAATATACTCTTGCCTTTTGTGCAAGGTTATTAGCATCAGGAATTCCATTTTCTGAAAGTATTTCTGCTAACGTTGTAACTTGTTCCTCTTTTGTCAAATCAATAATACCATGTTCTACACGATATTCTAATTCTTTAAGGATTTCTTGGAAATTTATTGACATCTTTATTATTCTTTTTATTAAAATGCACTATTAATTAAATCAAAATCTTTCTTTGGTAATTCTTTTTTTGCTTTTTGTAATAACTTTGTAGTTAATGCATTTCTTTCTGTTGCTTCTTGTGAAGTTATAAAACCTCTTTTATCATGATTTTTTTTGATTTGTTGTAATCTAAGTACTGCGTCTTTATCATCCATATAACTCGCTAATTCAACTGCTGCTTGAGAATGATTATTATTAGCAGTCAACTTACTTACTTTTTTATTAAAAGCTGCTGCGTGGTCATATTGTGTGTTTCCTGCACTTTTTGGTAACATTGAAGATAATTTTGTAGAAGTATCTGCGGATATATTTTGTTCATCATCCATTTGAAGTTCTTTCTTATGTTTTTTTGCAACAGCTATCATAAATTTCTTAGCGTCATCTCCAGATTTGAAAGTTTTATCAATTTTACCACTTAACTTAGCAGGGTCATTACCATAGGTAGGTTCTAATGTTACTCTAAATTCGTCAGGTTCACCATTTTCAGCATTACCACCAAAATACAATGTATATGTTGGATTAGCACCGGAACTTGCATTATACATAATAGCATCGGTATTATCATCGGTATTAACAAATCCATTTAATCCCGTTTCTGCATTTACCGATTTTTCCAATGATTCCGCATGTTTATAATTTAATTTAGATGCACTCTTTGGAAATGAAGTTGGATTTAATTTAATATTTTTATCACTATCAAGTTTAGAAAATGCATTTTTATCACCCTCTTCATGTTGTGCATAAGATAATGTTCCTTTATAATAGTATTTTTTTCCGTTTACATCTATTGGTTTTTTAGTAGTCCCAATATTTTTTTCAGTATAACAATCGATTTTCCAACCTGGTTGTTTATCAGGAGCAACTTGTCCCATAAAACCATAACTTCCTTGCATTGTTATTGGTTTTACAATTTTACCAATTCCGTTTTTACCATCACTCCTCATATTAACTTTAACCAAATCTCCAACTTTTACAGTCGGTTTTGCAGTTGCCATTTTCTTAAACCACTCAGTTGCATTTTTTACATATTTTTTATGGTCTGCTCTATCTTCTTTATCGCTCAAATCACTTCCAGATGTTTTTGAAAAATCTGCAAGAGTTTTATTTGCATCATACCCAGGATTTAATTTTTTGAATATATCTAAAAAACTCCCTGGTTGAGCTTTTGGAATTGAATGTGTAGATGTTTTTTCTTTATCATTACCACCAAATACAGATGTACCTTGTACTTTACCTGTAGCTGCACCAGCAGTTGTATTCTTACCTGCAATATTAACTTTTGTATCTTTTCTTAACTTGTGTGCTTTATTGTAAGCATCAAAGTCTTTTTGATTTCTAAAATCGATTTCCTTTAACGGAATAAGGTTTACTAATTTCATATTATTGTCTATTAACTGAATATAATTATATGATATAAATATAAAAATTTAACTTATAACCTCTAAATCATTATAATTCTTTCCCTCATATGCACGGACAGGTAGACCACCCTTTTCCAATATTGTCGTTAGAGAGTTTAAAATTTCATCTTTCTCTACCGGATGGGTATCAATTAAAAACGCATCATAGGTATATAGTATCAATTTCGACCTTCTCCCACTTAACCATTTCATCAGTTCTCTCAACTTACCATAGTTCACCTCAGTCTCCAATGCTTGTAAAAGATAGTTAAATACCTTTTGTTCATTTGGTGATTCGATTCTACTATGTGTGATTTCTCTTTTGTATAGAGGTGTCGTTAGTTTTCCCGAAATGATGAATTCCTTCCACAATGCTTTAATATACTCATCCACCTTTTTGAAGAATGGTATTTGACGTGCGTTATCATCTAATCCCCCATAAAGATATTTAAACGTTTGTCCTTTAGACTCATTATAGTCCGATATACCATACCACTTTGCAAGATGTTGGTGAGCAGTTTCTCCGGATGGAAAATGGTATCCAACCAACTTACCGATTAAACGAATGTGATACGACTCATAATCAAATTGAATTAGAGTACCCTTATCGAACCTACTAACGAAATTAGACCTACTACCATCCGATTTGTTTAAAGCAGAGTAATTGACCCCTAAATGACGATTAGACGGACGACCAGTAATGGTGTATGGGTTGTATTGCGTGAACACAAATCCGTTTCGAAGGTAATTGCTTGGGAAGCCAAAACTATCAATAAAATTTTCCTCAACGACTCTTACCCCAGCCCCTTCCATCCTTCCCAATAAATTGATTGCTGATGTATATTTTCTATCCCATTCTCTTCGTGTACTAATATTTGGGATTGTTTTTAAGACTTCATACCACTTCATTAAAGGTACACAATCATTCAACTCTTTAAAGTCGTTTCTATACCCTCTATAAACCAATTCTACGACCTCACTAAAGATAAATGGTTTCCCATTCTCTTCAAAATATACCCACTCATAATCCAATCCTATGGTCTTTAAATACCTATTGTCTAAAACCAATGTATTAACATGAACTATTTTGGATATGTCGAATTTGTCTAACTTTTTTGCGTCTATATGATTGAAATTAATTATACCATCACTTCCATCACTTTGTCTATAATAAAGGAATGATAAACGATTTCCCAATGGATGTGCTCTATGAGAACTCCACACAGGAATAATAAGGTCAATATTTACATTTCCACCCAAAAAAGAAAGTAGGGTAGACTTATCTTCAATTAGATTAATCATACCCTACTAATATACTAAAAATATTTTAATTTACAAAATTTATTCTCCCCAATGTTTTTGTTTCATCTCATAGATATCAATTGGTTCTCTTTTCATTTGGTTACCTGGATTAAAATATGCACCCTTCTTTAAATAACCACATAAGAAATTTCTTCTCATTCTTGTAGTATCTCTATTTGGTTCACTACCATGTACAACATGTGAATGTAATAATGCTACTTGTCCTTTTCTTAAATATCCTTCAATCTTTTTAAAATCATGTCCTTCTGGCATTACACAACTCTTACCCCTCTCACTTCTCCAATTGCCTGTATTTGTTTTCTTTCTTTCCTCATTATCTTCAATTGGTAATGTAGGTAATCTATGTGAACCTTCATAATTCCAAACTGCTCCATTTTCAGGGTCGTGATTATCTAATGCCAATGCAGTATTTACAATTTCATTATGGCCACAACCAGTATAGAATGCGTTTTGATGTTGGTCTCTTCCTAATTCACCTTTTGGTTTGTAATAACCCCAAGTTTGCATTCCTACAATCTCACCTTCCATTAAAAATTCACATGCTTCGATAATTTTAGGATGTGAAAACATTTTTTCAATTTTTGAAGAAACTTTGTGTGGATGCATTATTGGTTCAAACTCTTGCCATTTTTCAGGCTCTGCTGCGTTTCTTTCTAATCTTAGTCTACCTAATTCTTCATTTAATTCGTTAACCTCATCTTCAGTTAATAATTCTAAAACCGTCCAACCTCTATATCTCCAATCAAAGGTCATTTGTTGTCTTTCTTCAACGGATAGGTGTTTGTATTCTTTCATAACTTAATTTGTTTATATAATTAAATATAATCAAAATAATTTAAATTACCAAATTTTTATATGATTTTTGTGAACTTATTTATGAAATTGTAAAATATTTGGAAGATATAATCCAATATTTTTTAAAGTAGATGATGTTATTGCTATTGAATTTTTATTAGATTGTATTACACCCATATCCATTAATTGTCCCATATCATTATACACTGGGTCAATTGGGCCTATAATCCTCCATCTTAATATTGCAGTTTTCCAATATGGATTATCGTATAATTCTTTAAATGTGGCATTATCTATTTCAAAAACAAACCCGTTTAAATCATTTATTTTTTGACAATAATATCTTTGCATAAATCCATTTTCATAATCTGTTTCTTTTGGTGTCGGTACTATTGTTTTTGGATTTAAAAAACTATATTCTATATTAGTATTTTTATACATTTTATTTATTTTTAAAAAGATAACATAGTATAATCTTGACTTTCAAGTGATTGAAGACGCTTTATTTCGGCTAAGTTAGCAGCATTATTTTTTATAGTTTCTTGGATTTCAAATGTGTTTGGTAATTTCGCTCTTCTATAAGCATTTAAATCAACTACTTCACCAGTCCATCCAGGGAAATATTTAGAATTTGTCTTTGGATATTCTTTTCCATCCGTACCTATATAATAACCAGGAGGCACCGGAATTGATACAGAAACACCTTCCGGTGTTGTAGTTTTATAAAATCCGTCGGCCCAAGAAGAACCTTGAGATTCTCTTGGTGGAGGATTTTCAGGTGGTTTTGGTTTAGATGGTGGTTGTGGTTCTATTACTATTCTTTCTACATATGCCTTTCCATCATTTAAATTAGTAATTGTTTCATCAACATCTATACTTTTTAACAAATATGAAGCTTCAATAGAAGTTTTCCATTGATTATCGGATAAATCATGTTTGACATTTGTAATTTGAAAATAACCATTTTCATTATATATTTCAGGAACACCATCTACTTGAAAATACTCACCACAACTTAATCCAGACATACCATCAATTACTAATTTAATATCCAAAAATGTTAATACGGTTGTTCCATTTTGTCTTTTTGGTATATAATGTTGTATTAATGCTGGGTCTGTATATATTAAATGATTTATTCCATCAGTTGTGTTTTGTCTATCGTTTGTATTTAATTTAAATTTTATATAATTACCTTTCAATACTTTATTTAATTGTTGTAATGAATCTTCTGTATCTTGTGTTGGGGGTTTTTCGCCCGTTACATTTAAATCATTTCCTAATGAAATTTGCCATTCTTTATAATCTTTATTTAATTCGTATGACATTTTATTTATACTACAATAACCATCAAAGTTTGGTCTAAATGATAAATCGGCTGCACTATATTCTTCAATTTCTTTAACATTTCGTATATTATCAGTTTTACCTGTTTGCATTATTTTTAACATATCATATTCTTGTGCAAACATTGCCTGTCCTTGCATCAATTCACTCATTTCCATATTAAAACTAAAATCCTGTATTATAGAACCAATTGGGCCTATTCTAAATCTATAAACTGGCTCTGCTTTTTGTTCAAATCTTTGAATAATATTTTTTAATTTTCTATCACATATTGTTAGTGGTGAGGCGGTAGCATCGTCTGTTTCTTTTTGTAATTCCAATTTACACAATCCAAACATATTTGAATTAATTTCTGCTAATAAATCATTTATAACATCACCTTGTGTGTATGCTTGATTAAATATTCTTACAAATGTTTCATATTTAATAAATACATTATATAAATTTCCAATAGTCAATCCTTTTATTGGTATTTCATTACCATCACTATCGTATATAAATTCTTTACTTTTTATATTAAAAGATTTACCATTTATAAAAGAGTTGTGTCCTTTGGTTGTATCTAATATAATTTGGTCTAATTTATTTGGCAAATTTGCAATATAAATTGCCGGTAATTTTCCGGGTAATATAAACGATGTATTTGTCGACATTATATTATCATGAGATGATACTGGCATTATAGGTATTGAACCAGATGCATCTTCAAAATAAAATGGAGAAATTATATTACCCTTATATGTTTGCATAGTTTTTGCAGTATTCATAATATCCAATATAAATTTAAAAGAAATATAAGGGTCTTTTGAAACATTTGTGTCTTTTTCATCAGTATTAATTACTCCCCAATTAAATAATTCAGATTTTATATAATTTGGTGTAAATACATCCGTTTTTAATACTAATTTTGGTAAGTTTACATCGGCAGCAATAACATTCATCCATTGTTTATATGATTCTGTTGCGTCTCTAGACGCCTTTGCTAATTTACCAACAGGTGATGATTGTTTCAATGGAACCCACATTTGCAACTCATTACCGGACGAAATCTCCAATTGAATATCATATGTACCATCAGGTGTTGGATTAAACATAAAATTTAATACCTTACCTGCAAAAAAATCATAATTATAATCCGTTTCTTTTAAAATCTCTAAATATTTTTGTTTTGCTTCTCTATATGCATTATCTTTATGAGAAAATTGTTTTAAAAATTTGCTTTCCCAATGTTTATATCCTTGTCCAACAAATAAATGACGATGTACTTGGTCATAAAATGGCCCACGAATATCACTATTATATCCAAACTCCAAAACAACATCCATTGCAGGTCTTAAAAAAAACATTTCAAACATTTCCAATTGTTTCAATGTAAATACCTTAATATTTACTTTTGCGGTTTTTAATGTATTATTATTACCATCAGTATCTATTTCTATTGTTTGTATAATTGGTGTAGAAACTCTTCTATTTTCTTCATTAATTACATAAATTGGTTGCCCATTTAAATCATATCCAGCTATTGTATTTCCTGATTGGTATGTATTTTTTACTTCTGTACTATTTGCAATTACACACCCATAATATGCATCCGTTTCTTTAGGCCATTGTCCCGTATAAATTAAAGATTTAACCTCTTGTGGAGTTTTGGCTTTTACAACAACTGCACCCGAACTTAGTATTGCAAATGGAGAATAAGTTGTAGCTATATTTTTTTTATATTGTTCTTCTTCTCTTCTTTTTAATTTCTTAACTACCGTTTCTTTTAAAGGAGCAACAAATGGAAATCCCATAACTTATTCGTTTATTTTTTTTAAATCATTCAATATTTTAGAAACATTTGATGGTATTCTCATTTGAATACCTGGTTCAATTGATAAAGATGCATCATTTAAATTATTTGCTACTGCTATAATCCACCATAAACTTTGGTCATTATAGTATTTACTAGCCAAAATATCTAATCTATCGCTTTGTTGTGATATAACATACATATCATTATCATTTGGTTTTATTTTTGGATATATAATACTACCTAAATATTTTTTCTTTGTATATTTGTTAGTTAACTTTGTTGAATATTGATATCTATTTGACATAATTTTTGCAATTTATTTTAATTATATTTAGAATATTCACTACCTCTCCATGCATTTGATGGCCCGTTGGTTGTTTTATCTTTCACAATAGAGTTATACCAAGAACTATTTTTTTCAGATTTTTTATTCTTAACTTGTGGATTTTTATTATCTTTAGAGTTAGAAATATTGGATTTAGTTTCACCTGTGTTAATTTTTTTATCCGCTTCTGTATTTGTTTGGTCGTTTGAAGAGATATTTGGTAAATCAGGTGCAGCTGCCTGTTTAATACTTTGTGTTTCTAATATATTATTATTCAATCCGTCAAAATTATATTTATATTTTGTAATAGTTCCCCTATCTATATCTGGAGTTTCAATTATTTTAAAACCAATACTAACTGATACTACTGATGGGTATAATGAATTATCTCCGTTCTTATTCATACTAGGATTATTATTTGGCCATGTCGTATTATCATCTACTGAAAACGATAATGATTCAATAAATCCAAACATATTTTTATACATATCTCCAATATTTAAAGTAACTAAATTTGGAGAAAACGCATATTGATTATATACAGGTGAATTGATTGGGTTTTCAGCATCTTTATTAAAATGTTTTATTTCAGAAATTTGTTCATATGGAAATGCTAATGATTTTAAATAATTTATTTTTTTAATCATTGAGTCTTTTTCCCAACTATCTAAATAATATAATTTTAATTCAAATTTTAAACTACGCTCTACTCCTTGATATCTATATGTTTTAAATGGAGAACCTAAATATCTAAAATTAGTCCATTCAGGAGAAACATCTTCTGATAATCCACTTATAGTTCCTGCAAATGGAATAACATTATTATTTCCCATTTTTTTAAATAAAACCCAAACTTGATTTGCAAGTCCATTACTATTCATAACACTTTGTGGTAATTCACCATTATCAATTGAATCTATGGTATTAACTAGTTCATTTGCATCGTCCCAACTTCTAAATGTTGATTTATCTCGTTTTTCTATACCGGCTACAACCCAACTTTTAGGGCCTTTAGATGTACCACTTAATTGTTCATTTTTGTATGTTTCATAAAATTCAGAAAATGTTTTTGTTTCTTCTAAAGTTTTACCATTTATATCCATTTGAAATTTGTGACCATATGGATTACCTTTAGTTGGATTTTTCTTTTTTAATCCTTGTAATAAATCAATACCCACCGCAGCAACTGTACTCAACGGAGAAGAAGCTCCTTCTTTTATTTTACCAAGTAAAGAATCACCTGCAGGAGTTTGTTTTATAAAATATTCTTCTCCTGATTTTACTGCATCTCTAAGACCGGCTTGAGTTTTGAATAATGATATTGGTTTTGATAAAAATTTTTTATCTTTAAATATAGTATCATCTGGTCTATTTGCAGAACCACCAACCGCACCTGCTAATTGATTGCCTATTAAATCACCTATTGAATTTGGAGTTGATAAAAGTAAAGCTGCACCTCTTGGTGGATTTATTAAACCTTTACTCTCTATACGAATCATATCTGATGTTCCGTAAAGTTCTTTCTTTTGATTTTTAAATAAGTCTGATATTGTGGGCATTTGTAAATATCTATTTAGTATAAATATCTTTTATTGAAAATTATCACTAACCCTTTCTGGATACTAATGTTCCTGGCATTATATCTCTTGCAACACCATATGCTTTACTATATCTACTGTTTAATATACTTAATACTTTTGCACCATCTAATTTAACATCTTGTGTCATACTATTGGTTTCTGCAATATCATTTAAATATTCTAATTGAAGACCCATCATTTCTATCATTCTTGCTTGTAATTCTAAACCATATGTTTCATTATCCAATAGTTCTCCTGCTTTTACTTTTTGTGCAATTTGTTCTAAAGTTAAATTTTCTACTGCTACGGTTGTTGCTTCGGCTGCGTCGGTTGTAGGTCTATTTGCTCCTGTTAATGCGTCTGCAATAGAACTTCCACCAAAATATCCAACGGCACCACCCAATAATCCACCAATTACTGCACCAACAGGTCCTGCAAATGCACCAATAGATGCGCCCAATTCGGCACCTGCCCATCCACCTGCTGCACCACCCGCAGTTCCTAATCCTGCTTCAAAATTACTTTGTCCTCTCTCTTTTCTATCCATAAAGTCAAAAGCTGCACCTGCTACTGAAAGTGCACCACCACCTACTTTCATAAATTTACTCATTTTACCACCACCTTTTATTGCCGATGATGCCACTCCTTCTTCTAATGCCAGAGCCGTACCACCGGGTTTTATTCCGTTTGCTAAAGCAGCTTCTTCTGCAAATACCATTCCTGAACCATTGACACCTTTTGTTCCTAAATTTTGTGCCATTGAAAATCTAGGATTAACTTTTCCAGATGGTAAATATTCATGTATAAGGCCCCCTTTATTACTTGTTATATTTCTACCTAAATTATATTCTTGAACCGGATTTTTTCCTAAATTTTTAGCCATTGCAAAATTTGGATTTGCTTTTCCGGAAGGTAAAAATTCTTGAACCATTTTACCTTTATTACTCATTATATATCTTCCTGTATTTGCTTCGGCGGCTAAAGTTTTTGGTGCACTTTTACCAAACATACTCATAAAACCTTTTCCACCACCACCTCTAAACATTTTGCCCAATCCTTTTCCTCTTGTTAATAAAAGAGTTAATGCCGTTGCAATTCCTGCTCCGGCCATTCCATATCCAAAACCACTACTTTCAATTTCTTTTTTCTTTTGTAGTTGAGCTAATTCTTTTAAATCGTCTTTTATACCATCCGTATTTGCTAAAATATTATCTTGTTTTTGTTTTTCTCGTTGTCCTTGTAATTGTTCTGTTTTTGCCAAATCAGCCATTGCGGATGCTACTTCTTGTCCAATCATTTTAGCAGACTCTGCGGATGATTTTGTAGATATGAATATTTCATTTTGTTTTCCAGCATTACCGGTTCCTAACGAAGCCTCTACACCATTACGTGTTGCTATTTTTTGTAATGAATTTAAATCCAATCCACCTGTTGCATTTTTAAGTGCTTCTTGTTGGAACATATTCATTGTTGATGGGTCTAATCCTTGTGCTTTTAATGCTTTCAATGCTTCTTCGGTTCTTCCAGCTGCAAATAAAGCTCTAACTTGTGATAAGTCTACTCTTTTACCTAACATTGCTGATAAAGACATTTCCGCTTTAATACTATCTTTATAGTTTAAAACCATATTTTTACCAGCATTTGCTATATCTGTAAATTTTGTACCCAATGATGCTGCAAATGTTGCTGCTTTTGCTAATGCAGGACCTGATTTTATTTGATATGATAGTGCATCTTTGGAAGCTTCTGCAATATCCTCCATCAATCCTCCTAAATTTACATGTGCCTGCTTTGCCATCGTTCTTAAACCTTCTTGCATATTAAGTGCAACTTCCGCACTTGCATTGCTTGAACGCATAAAGAAATCATTAATAGATGCTATACTACTTTCCGATTGACCCGTTCTTTCTGCTAATATTGCAATATTTGCACCAAATTTAGAAGAAACATTTGAACCCATCAATTTGGATGTTTCTTTTATTGCTCCTGCTATTTTTTCTGCACTTATTCCTGCCATTTGCAATTGTGATGCACCATATCCAACACTTCCCAATCCTTCACCAAATAATGCAGTTTTTGATGCAGCTTCGAATTCTAAACGTGCTTGTGTTGCAGCTAAACCAAAATTGATTACAGCTTCTGCCGCTACAAAGTTTTTATTCATACCGGGGCCACCCATTCCTAAATCAAATTTTTTCATTTTTGAATCAACACGAGCTTGCACCATTGCAATTTGTCCGTCATATTTTGCAATTGTCCCCAATTTATCACCAACCAATCCTAAATCATATGCGGCTTTACCTGCGGCAAATCCTAATGCAGCCATTCCCAATGTTAAGCCTGCTCCACCTTCTTTGGCTTTCATAATAACATCACCCAATTCTTCTATTGCCGGTATTCCGGTAGATGATAATTTATTTGTTACAAATCCAATTCCTTCTATACTTTTTTTACTTTTTTCGGCTGCTTTTGCGGCTGCTTCTAATGCGTTTTTTTGATTTTCAAATGTTCTTTTTATTGATTGTGCAGATTTTAAAGATTCACCTGTCAGTCCTTCCATTTGACTTTCTAATCTATCGATTGCTTCTTCTAAATCATCATATGAATCTAATACAGATTGGTTGTATTGAGATTGAGTTATTTGTTGTTTTTTTAATTTTTTTATATTAACAGCAATAACATTTCCCAAACTTTTATATGCATCCGCAGTTTTAAATGTTTCTTTTTTAAATTTACTAGCTTCTGGTCCAAGTTTTTTAACAAATAATCCAACGGATTTCATAGAACCTTCCATACCAGAAGATAAAAGATTCATTGTTTCAAATAACTTATTATTTTTACCAAGACCCGCACCTAAACTTTTTACACTATTTGAAAAATCCTCTATATTTTCAACACTTGATTCTAATCTTGCATTTATTTGTTTAATTGCATTATCAATTCTTTTCCATGCATCAGAATTTTCATCTAAAGCTGCCTTTTGTTTTTCAAGCTCATCTATTCTCTTTTGTGAAGACGATTGATTTATTTTTGTACCTTTATATGCCATATTGGATTAAATTATGCGTTTTTTAATCCGTATTGTTTAATAATCTTATCTATATGGCCGGTGTCCAAACCCATTGATTGTAAATCTTTTTTTTGCTGATACATACTTTTTGATATTTTATCATCAAAATCAGACCAAGTATTTGCTAAATCAGGGTCAGCTTTACGAAGTCTTTGAAGCCATTGACTTTCTCTTCCATCTGCTTTTGCTTGGAAAAAACTTTTAAAAAAGTCTAATAAACCGGCTTCTCTAACTAATATTTTTTTACGCATATGTATTCATTTATCTTATATAAATATAATATAATTTCAATTTACCTCTTTCTTGCTTTAGATGACGGAGTATTTGATTTATATACCCTTTCTGCTGCTTTTTTCTCCTCTTCTTTGGTCTTTAATAATTCTCTAAAGTAGAACTCTCTAAACTTAATAGGCATGGTGTATAAGTCTGTCCAGTTGAAACCACCATTTGAATAGTAAAGTAATTGAAATAATTTTTGATGTAATAAAGTAGAATAATTAGTCGGCAGGGTAAAAAAAGTCAACCCCGAAAGGTATACGAAGTGCCTCCGTTTCACCCGTAATCAACGATTCATAATCAAATGTTAAATCTAAATCAGGAGTAATTTCAGATATATGTTTTCTTAAAGCTTTAGAATCAGCTGCTAATAATTGATTTGAAACAAAGCTACTTATATACCCAATATCTCTTGTACCATTTACTTCAACAATAATTCTTCTATATCTAGTTGTAATTTCATTACTTTGTTTTAAAGTTTTTTCAGATGCTTCCATATCTTTTGCAATTGAAATTTCATCACCATGTGTTAATAACTTAAATTTAATTGGTGTTTTTGATTTTGGAAGTGTAAATTCATACTCATTATCTCTATTTAATCTACCTTCGTCAACTTCTTTTATTTTTATTTTAGATAAATCAATTGTAACCGAAACAGGTTCGTTGTCACCTGGGTCATTAATTATTACCTCATAATCGGTACCAAATGCTAAAATTCTAGATGAAATTAAAATTGCGTTTTTATCACCCAATACCAAATCATTAATATTTACACCAGGTTCTACGACTACTGATTCTAATAGTTTATCTAAATGTAATCCTTTACGAATTAAATTTGTATTTGTGATAATATCCTCTTCTTTTGCAGTCATTAATTTAATTGTAATTTCTCCTTTTGATAATGGATTACTTTCTGGATATACCAAACCTTTTGATGGTAAAGAAATAACTTCTGTTGGGAATTGAAATGATTTTTGTGTTTGAGTTGGTTGTGTACCTAATCCTCTTGTAACTTGTTGTTCAACTTGTTGTTCTATGTTTTTTTCCATAATAAAATATAACTTTGTGTTTAATAATATATATACACTTTTTAAAAAAATAAAAGGGATACTTTGTGGGTATCCCTTTTGTTTATTATTTTTAGTCTAAATTAGAATTCTAAGATAGCGTAATCATATGATAATGTTAATTCGATTGAAACTGGGTCATTTGAACTCCAATCCAAATCACCAAAATTCGCTTGAGAAATAAATGCACCTTTTAAAGTCCATTGTTCTACCTTGTCACCTACTGGTCCTAAGATATAGAATGTAATGTCTTTTTTATAGAAAGCAGCGTATCCGTCTCTACCTGTTAATGACTCATGTGATTGTCTAACCCACTCCATAACTTGTTGTGCACCTGATGGTACAATTGGGTCGTAAAGAGTAATGTTTACATCATCCCAAGTTGATTTTCCTTTAATCTTTCTTTTTACATTGATATGGTCTAATTCAACAACTTCCGATGTGAATGTTGGTCTGCTTGCAGTTTTAACGATGTATGATTCTATACCGTTAATTTCCATAATGAATCTATTACTTAATTTAGGTTCAAAATTCTTATAGAAAATTTTATCAAACTCTAATACTTCTGGCATTTTACTTTATTTTTTTGTTCTTTTATATAAATATCTATTTTTCAAATTATCCGTTAAATGCTGCTCCAGTTGGTAAAATGTTGAAATCAATTTGAATGAATTCAGCCGTTCTAGTTGGTTGTAAATAGATAGCACCTTTCATAATGTTTCTATCAATTACATCTGGAGTATTATTAGTGTCATCCATTACAACACGGAATGCGTACAAACCTTGTCTTTGTTGGATTGACTCTAAATAAGGATTAACAATATTTAAAAATCTATTTCTTGTCTCTGCTGTGTTTTGTTCGAATACTAAGTATCTTGAAGTAGATGCGATGTATTTTCTTACAGTTAATAATAATCTTCTTACATTAATTCTGTCTAATGCAGATGGTTTATCTTGTAAAGTTTTTTGACCGAATACTACAATACCTTGTCCTGGGAACTGAACGATTGGGTTTACCTTTCCTTCATACAAACTATCTTTTTCAGATTGAGTTAATCTATTTAATACACTAACTGCCCCTACCAATCCACCTCTATTCAAACCTGCTGGTGCGAACCATTCTGCAGCTACTCTATCGTTTGCTGCGAATACACCTGGAAGTAATACCGATGGTGGAACTGTGATTAATTTATTTGTGTTTACATCAATTGTTTTAATCCAAGGATAATAAGTTGCTGTCATATTTGAATCAACTGAACTTGCTTGCGTTGTAGCTAATGAAATTGAATCACCTGCTGCAGTTGTATCCATAATATAGAAACAATCATTTCTTTGTTCAACCATATCTAAAATTGTAGTTGCTACTGAAGTGTGTAATCTTCTAATAACACCTGGAGTTACAACCATATTGATATCAAATTCGTCAGCGTTAGATAATGCTGAAATGTGTTTACCATATGCTACTGAACCTGAAGATAATGAAGTTGTTAAATTAAAACCTTGTGAGTTACCTGTGCTAATATCAGAACCTTTGTAGATAGGAGTTGCAGGTGACATACCATCAAATCCTTCTTGGAATGCTACTACAAATTGTGCAGTTGCATCACCTACTGATAATGTACCACCATTAGTTGCGTCTAAACCAAATACTGAATTTGAACCTAAACCTGCTCCCGTTGGAATTGGTTTAACATATATTGTATTGTCTGTATTATTATCTAAATCTATACCACCATATACAGTTGCTGATGAAGTTACAAATGTTACTGCAGGAATCAATGCTCCAACTACTGCAGATGCAGAAACTGGTAATTGATATGCAGCGTGTGCAAATGGAACTGCTTGTATTGGAGAGTTAGGATTTAAATCTTGTATTCTAATATATTTTGAATTATTTACCCAATCACCATTTTCAGAAATTTTACCACTTGCATCAATTGTTCTTTTTCTATCACCAATTACTCTACTAATAAAGTTTGGAGAGTTAGGGTCTAAGTTTACATTTGAATAAGTTTCTAATACATTTTTCTTTTTGTTTGTGTCAGAATATGCTCTTACAACTACTGTGAATGTACCATAATCTGTACCATTTACAGAACCAGCTGCTTTAATATTTGTAATTCCAACTTTTATTTTTGTATTAGCTGTATTACCTGCTCCGATTGTTTCAAAACGGAAAAGATTAGTTCTGCTTCCTCCAATTGTTTGAGATTGAATATATGGAGTTTTAGCTTCTTGTGCATCAAAATTAAATAGTTGATTACCTAATACTGTTACACTTGCAGAAGTTGAACTATTGAATGACATATTAGTGTTTTGGAAAAATCCGTAAACATATGCATTTTTAGAACCAAATGGAGTTGTACCAAATACTGCTTCAATATCGTTTGTACTTGTTGAATTTAAAGATGCAGTTACTGATAATAATGAACCTGTTATTGAGAAATCACCATTACCATCTTTGTCAGATACATTTGTTGCTGCAAAACCTGCATTTGCACTTCCTGATGCGTTAAACAAAATACCTAAACTAGCTGATACTGAACCCGAAGTTGCTGTCAATAATAAAGGTGCGGTTTCGGTGTATCCGCCAATACCCGCTACTCTACAAATTGTTGCAGTTCCTGCTTCTCTTAAATATGATTGTACTGCTAAAGGAGTATAATATGTGTCATCTACTACTCCAAATAAATTTTCAAATTCAGTTTGTGAATTAACGATTGTTGGTACTAATGGGCCTTCCTTGAAAGGGCCGATGAATGCTGCTCCAATGTCAGCTACACCTTGTTGTAAAAATGAAAGGTCGTTTTCTTTTGTAAATACGCCTGGTGATACTATCTTTTCTGCCATTTTATATGCTTTAATTTAAATTTATTAGTTCTCAATATAAATATAAAATTTTCAATCAAAACAACAAAATCTTATTTGTATGTTGGAGAGAAATAATCGTATACTTGTCCTACTACTGTTGAGTTTTGTAATGTGTTATAGAATAATACAGGTCCAATTTGTCCGTTCCAGAATGTTGTTCTTGCACTATTACTACCAACTGTTAAAAAGTTTGTTGATGCTGGTGCCGTAAATGCTGCTGCGGTAAATGTTCCTACCGATGTTTTATCTACATAAACTGTTACAGTTCCAGATGGTTGGAATGTTGCTGAAATCATATACCATACATTTGCTGATAATGAAGTCGTTAATTGTGCACTATTTCCTAATGTACTACCATAGAATTTTACTCTATTTAAAGTAGAACTATCTGTTGATTCAATTGCTAAACCATAGAAACCTGCGTAGTCAAAAATATGTCTTGATGCTACACCCAATGTTGTTGTAGGTCTTACCCACATATGAATTGTACCTGTGTTAGTATTGAATTGAGAAATACCACCATTTATATTTGTAGTAGTATCTTTGTAGAAAAATTGGTTTGTACCATTTCCTACAAAATACATATCTTTTTTAGTTGCCCCTGCATTATATGATGGACTACCACCTGTAATTCCTGCTGCGTTTGTTACACCTGCAGGTCTTACACCCGTATTATATCCTGAAAGGTCTAAGAAATCTGTTGTTGGTGTACCTGTTGCTGGTAGAGTTGCTGCTGGGAATGAACTTGCTTTTCCTGGGTCTGCATATAATCTTAATCCAGACGCTGGAATATAAGGTTGGGTTGTTGTACCTTTGTTATGTGAAATTAAACCATTTGATAAGAATACATCGGCATTTTCCACATTCACTGTTGCAATTTCAACATCTGCAGTTACTATTTCTATATTTGTTATTTCAACTTCTGTTTCATCTTGCATAATAAGTCTATCTCCAGGTAAAATATCACCCACATTCTTAAACTTATATTTTCCAATCTCATTATCCCAAACATATAATGGGTGAGTTTCAGTTGCATTTATTAAACCATTATTTAAAGAAAAATATCCCGCTGCAAAATTAAATGTAATATCTTTTACGGTAACATTTTGTGCAGCACCTAATAATTCATTTGAGTAGTAAAATCTCCAATCATCGTTTTGAGAATCTAATGCTTGTGACTCATCAGGTAGTCCTGTTGGTACCCAAGATTTAATTTCATCGCCAACATTTAAATCTTCAATATTGATTTCAGTTCCGTTTGCTAAAGTTACCTTTGTACCAAATAATAAACAAAAATCGGGTTGGTTAATTGTGTTATAAACATCTACTGCGTATAATGTTTTAGTAGTTGCCGTACCATAGTTAGTTGCGGCAGTATTATAACCATCTTCATATCTCATTGTTAAAACTGAACTTGCTTCTGCATATGTCGTAGTACCAACTGCTGCCGGTGTTAATGGAACTATGGTTGGACCAGTTGCGAATGTTCTAGTTCCTGTTGAGAAGTTTGCGTTATCAAATGAACAAGTATAATTATTTGCAACTTGTTGTACTTTGGAATAAAATAAAGAACCTGTTGAGCTAAAAGAAAATTGTGCATTTTCAGTTGTACTTTCTACTATATAAGTAAAAGTTGGAACCGTTACTGTAATAGAGTCGGTTGCAAACCCTAATAATGAACCATTTGCAGTTTGGCCACCTAAGCCACCAATTGAAACTGCTCCTGCTCTCGCAGAACCACTTACTGCTCTATATAAATTTCCTAATGATAAATTTGTTCTTGCCATAGTATAAAGTGTTATTCTCCGTTATAAATATCTAAAAGTTTTTGTTTCCACTCATCTTTATTAGAAAAGTTTTTAATCATCCAATTTTTAAGTTTTTCAAATTCTGCTTTACGGGTTTCGTAATCATCCTGACAAATTGTTTCGTAGGTTTCTTTAAATGTTTCCTTACTATTCGCCTTGTACTTATAGTCAAGTGGAACATGCCATGTTTCATGTAATATTGGTAATTTACCCCAATCGACTGCTTCAAATATTCCATATCCAAATGGTTCATATTGAAAACAAGAATGAGATATTCCCCAATCAAGTCCATAGAATCTTTCTTTATATTTGTAATCAAACTTGTAAATTTTTGCTTTTTCAAATTTGTATCCATATTTCTTTTTATAATATTTGTTAAATGTTTCTGAATTAGTAGAAATAAATCCACCCAATTCATCCATGTATTCAACATTCTTTCTACCTTCAACTCTTGCTGCGTATCCCAATTCTATTGAGTTTGAAAGTTTTTTATTTTGTGTAAATTCGTAATTATTTGGAATATGATGTAAATTTTCTGTTTTATATGGAAAATTATATAATCCTACCCAAATTTTATTTTTTATTTTGTCAATTAACTCACTTTCATATTCCCAATTTCCGTACCAATGTAAATATTCATCTTTACCCATTTGTCCTATTAATGAAACTTTGGTAAGATTATGAAATACAATGGAGTCAATTTTTTCTAAATTATTATGAATTGCGGTTGTTGGGGTGTAATGACCATGTAATATATGTATCTTTCTTGCACCTTTAAGAATTTCATCAATTTTTAATTCATTCGTTTCCCAAATGTGGTCAATATCAATTGGAAATTCTTCGTAATTGTCTGGCTTTTTACGGTGGAAAAGAAGAAGTGGCTTGACTTCTAAATCAGGTGCCACTTCTTTTATCCAATTAGTTACCCATATATCAGCACCGCTATTGAACCAGGGTCCTCCTGCGG